ACATTATACATGTATTTCCAAATATAACCATCGGCAGTACCAATATTACCATTTGATGTTGAATAATCACCTGTAGGTTCTACTGTTGAATTAGCAGAATTATTATTTGACATACACTTATATACATTACGGTCTGTAGTAATCACATATATTGGTTTTAGATTTTGAGAAGTGTTGGCACTTAACAAACTGTCAATTACAATCGTATCATCATAATTGCGGTATTTGGTATTACCTGACCAATTAACTCTAGGAATAACTAACTCAATATCATTGGCCGTTAATTTTTTAGCCGCATACATGTTATCCCATATATCTTTTTCAGCATCAATTGTATCTACAATAGAATCGGGAGAGGATTCATTTGCATAGGGAACATGGTTACCTATAAAAATATAAAGAATGGGGTCAGTATTACCTGAATTATATAAGGCATTACGCCACAGTTTGGCGTTATTGTAACCTAGTTTTTTAGTAGTTATTGATGGCATGGTCTTTATTTATATCAATATGATAAGAGTTTGTGCAGTTGCATTTGAAGTAAATGCAGAAGAAACCGCAAGATTTGTATTACTTATGATGCTACTTATAGTTCTAATGACGCCATTTACGGCTACATTGGAACCTATGGAAATAATACCATTTGTATTGGCAATATTAAATTTAGTATTTGTACCGGTAACAAATATAGAGGAAGCTGTAACATTCACAGTACCAGAGATTGTATTGGCCGATGTAGTGGAAATTGTAATTGTATTTGATGTAATTAATTTTAGTTCATTCAAATCAGCATAGTTTACAAAACCTGCTGGGTGCATAAGTTGTTTTAATATTGTTTTATATTTTGAAAACTCGGTAAGTGAAGAAGTTACATAAGAATAATCAACATAGTAATCACGACCTTGTAATTTTCTTTCAGAGGTAGAAAGAATAGAATCAGATGTTCTCCAACGACCAGGTAAAGTTACATAACCCGCTTCAATTTGTGCATTAGCTGTGGCCGTTCCACTACCTGCACCGGTTAAATCAACTTGTGGAATAAATTCATATCCTGAACCACCACTTAACACTTTAATACTTATAATTTGACCAGGCTGCGTATTACCAATAAATGGCGTTAGTGTTTCACCATCACTCATTGTGGATGTAATCTGAATATTACCATTTACACCCGAAGTTGTTGAAATTGTTAATACTGGAAAATTACCTTGAACATAACTTACGCCACCAATAGGATAAACTCCGTAGCGGCCTACTTTTTTACCCGTAGATGTAGCCGTAAAATTTACATTCACATTAGCATGAGTAACATTTGAAATCGCATTAATATAACGACTTTCATTATTAATAATGATCCTATCATTTACTCTAATCTCTGTTCCAAAATTTGTTCCTGTTCCAATAATTTGGCATGTATTATTTAAAACATTGGCTGTACCTGTAATTCTTGCTGGTTGAATTTCAATTTGTGTGATTTGTCCGTTTGCTAATACAGCTTTGACAGCTGCAGCTGCACCACGACCATTCGTTCCTATTGGATTAGGACCAAAGTTGATTTCATCACCAACAGCATATCCTGTTCCACCATTATTAATTCGAATACGACCTACCGAACCAAGAGTTTTAATACTAAAAGTGTTATTGCCAGCAATATATGTTACACTATTTGCATCTAATGTTGGTGAAATAGATGTGTTGGTGTTTGAGAAAATAACAAGAACATTGGTGATTGGGCCAAGGCTTGTAATTTCTAAGGATGTAAGAGCATCAGCAATTACTGTAGATACATTTTCAGATGCAATAACCGTGCTAGGAAATCCATAATTAGCAGCAGAAATAAGTGTGTTAGCATAAGTTGAAATAACATCATTACTAACGGTATATGTGTTTGAAGTTGAATTTGCTACACCCGTAAGGTCAACACCATCAACCGCAAGGTCTAATAAAAATGGTGAAGTAATGTTTGATACTGCAATATCACCACCACTAACAAATCCAGCACCACCAGAAGTAACTGTAATAGAATCAATGTAACCTTCAACAATATCATCAACAATAGCCGTAGCATCCTCTGAAGCGCCACCACCAGTTACAATTACAACATCACCTACATTATAACTTGAACCTCCACCAATAACAAGAATACGATTAACAAAAGAAAATGTATCAGATTCTAGTGTAATAAGTGTATCATCATCAGCAACTATGTCAATTTCGACTACTTCTCCCTGTTCAAAGGAACCAAGAAGTGTTTTATCATTGATGAACAATTCGAAAGGAAAACCAAGATTTAATTGGTCAGTAATAATTCTTTCTGTAGCTTTTTCAATCAAAGCTGTGGCACCAGAAGTAATGCCTGTTACTTTACGATTGTTTAATAATTCAATATTAAAATCAGAATAAATTATTTTAACTTCTGAATTGGCTGAAGGTGCCGTATAGAATATAAGTTTTTTAGTTTCTTTGCGGAAGAAATAATCAGTTAATTCAGTTTTTAATACATCATTCACATAAACCGAAATATCACTATCTGTTGGTTCTTGAGCTAATAAGAATGTAGTATTACCTGAGGCTACCGCATTAACGGAGGTGTTACCATTGGCGGTATAAAGGCTTCGTATATCAGTTTCAATACGAAGAACATTATCAATTGTCCATTTACCATCAGAAGCTCTTAATACATTATTTTTTGGTAAAATAATATCAACTTCATCATTAAAGAGCATTCTGAATAATAACTTAAATGCACTCTCTGAACCTTTTGCTAGATATAAAGGCAGAACATTTTTAATTAGAAATGCTTTATCAACCTCAACATCTTTTGGTATAAGTGTAGCATAACTATTAAAAAAGTTAGATTCAAAATCTTCAATAGATAAATCAACATCGGAAAGATATTTTAAATCTTTGGCTTTAGCTGTTAAGTCATTGAGTTGAGTGCCTTGTTTTGTTTCAAGGTACTCATAGTAAGCTTCCAGGAAGGTAATGAATAGAGGATACTCTTCCCGAACAAATTCAGGAACTTGACGATTAACAAGTAATGAGGTTTTTAAATCAGACATTAAATAGCTTCAAGTGTTGTTACAATAGATGTAGGATCTTCTTCATCAATTGTAAGAATGGTATTACGAACCGACTGTATAATTCCTTTTTCTGATTCAATAGACAAACGAATAAGTTCATCGGCTGTGCCTATTGAACGGATATTAATGTCATTAATAGTAACTGTACCTGTATCATAATCAATTGTACCGGCTGTAGAATCAACAATTTGTCTTTCAGCATTGGTATCGTAATAAATGGTTCTTAATACGCCTGTTCTTGCGTCAATAACAGCTGTTGCAGTTGCACCATATCCGCCACCACCAGTAATCGTTATAATAGCACGAGAATAATCAATACCACGATTCGTTACTTCAATACTTTGAATTGAACCGTTGACAATAGTAGCGGTAGCAGTAGCTCCAGTGCCATCACCAGTAATTGTCACAGTCGGTGCAGTAGTGTATCCTGTTCCGGGATTTGAGATAGAAATTGAAGAAATGCCTGAATATGATTGTGGTATTTCTTCGAAAGTTACTGTTCTCGCTACACCATCAGAATCGTTGACACCAAATTCTGATGACACTAATTTATTTGAAATAGTACCACGATGTAATGGCACATTAAAATTAATTGTATATGCTTGACTAGACGCTATGGTAGGTTTAAATCTTTTTTGAACACGAACAATAGTTTCTGAACCAAGAATAGCATTCAAATCTGTTTCATCAATATCATCTTGCATTTTAGAAAGAATAAAACGAGTATCAAATTTATTCAATTCTCGGTCACGATAGGTTAAAACCGCATTTCTTATACTTTGCTTAATTGCTGTTTCAGAACTGTTTGTTTTTTTAGCATCATATTGAACATCACTTTCAACAATAAGGTATAAAAATTCTGGATCCAATATTTCAGTTTGAACAGCTACAATAGCTTTAGGTGAAATAATTTCATCAATAATTCTTTGTTTTTCTGCTTCTGAAATGTAATAATTGGCTGTTGGTTTTAATGATACGAATACTTTACCGTAAACACGAGGAACATTATCTTCGCCACCCCATATAGAAACAGAATCAAGGTTTGGATAATTGTTTAGAATGTATGATTCATAATCTTTAAATGTGACCAAACGATTTTGTGTTGAAAATTGAGCTGCAGCTGAAAATTTAATATCATCCACAGATTCGCGGTCAGCGCCACCTGCAGCTGCACTCACCGGTGTAATCGTGAAGTTTGTTTGTGAATTGCCTAATGAATCCGTAAGTGTTGCTGTGGCCACAAAATTATTGGCCTTATTCGCAGCTGTTCCATTATTCAATAGATATGTGGTTGACACCGAAGCGCCATCAGGTAAAGATTTACCAACAACATCGTTACCAAAATAAATTTGATATTTTCCACTTCGCTCTTCTTGTAAGAAAAACACCTCAGAAGTGCCATCAACATTTAATATGTCCGTTACTTTATTATAAACGGATGTTGAAGTGTTGCCCACACTTGGCGCAACAGTTACTTTTAGTGTGGTGGTATCAATATTATTATCGGGTAATGTAAATACTTGTTTTGGGTTTGTAGCTGAATTATGTGTAAAATTATAGGTAACAAGTTGACCTTCATAAATTTCAAGGTTTTCAAACACAAATTTACTATTAGCTTTTGTTACAGTTACATCATCAAGCACTACAAAATTATATGATTTAGAATCAATTTGATTTGATAAGAATGAAAAACCGTCAGATATTGTCATTGTAGCTGCAGTCGTTGTATTTGATTCTACAGAAAAATCAATAATCGCTACAGGAGCTCGTGTTGAGTGTGGAACATAATTTAATGTTTTGGCGTGTGAAACAGCTGAATCTCTTAATAGTGCGGTATCAAGAAAAGCCTCATTGGCAACCATATTGAGATAGTAAGCATTATAGTGAGTATTATAAGCTAAAATATCCAATAGAATGTTTAAACCTGCACCATCAAAATCATAGTCTGTAAATTCTGATTGTTGATTTAGAAATGTTTTTAAGTTTGATTTTATGGTGTCAAAATCAAGTTCTGATATTCTTAAACGGTCTGCCATGTTATCTTATTCGCTCTAGGAAAAAATTAATCGTAATTGGGTTTGGATTGTTAATTATAAAAAATTCTAATACAACTTTAAAACCATTATTGTCTGGATCTGCCACCACATCTACTTTAGATGTTCTAGCTCTTGGCTCAAAATTATCAATTGTTTCAGTAATTTCTCTTTCAATTTGAGAACCTGTTACAGAATCAACATTTTCAAATAAAAGGCGGCGTATATTACTACCAATCTGTGGTTGAAATGGTCGCTCATAATGATTAGTTAAAATTAAGTTTTTAACCGCATTAATAATTGCATATTCATTCTTATGCGTATTGATGTCTTTTTTAATTGGATGAATAGTGAAATTCAAATCCAAATCTTTGAAAGACCTTGCGTTATCTATATCTACTGTAGCCATATTCTATTTATTCTACTTCGGAAGCGGAATTAACATCCGAGCAATCTGTTCCGCCGGTTCTTGTATCACCAGGACATGAGAAGTCCGTTCTGCCAGATTGTCTTCTTTCATAGAAGTTGCCGCCAATCCAACGATGATAATCACCATTATGTCTTATATGTGAATCGCCCTTGATGGTTTCAGTTTTGCTACCTACACTCACATTAAAGGCTCCGCCCACGGTAAGATTAAGATTACCGGCAACTTTCCAATTTACATTACTATCCACGAATAAATTAACGTTGCCTTGAACATAAACTGAATCATTACCAACAATCACACTAAACTTATCTTTTTGGATACGTTCGGCACGGTCTCCAGCAGGTCCATATTC